CTTTAGGACAAAGAAAAGAGCATAAAGGTTGGAAAGCAAAAATTATTAATGAGTGATTTGATTATATCAAAAGTGAATGAGGTATATGTTAAAATAAAATGTGAAAAACATATAGCTAAAGAACTTTCTTTGTTTTTTGAATTTTTTGTTCCTGGTTATACCTTTGTTCCTGCTTACCGAAATAAAGTTTGGGATGGAAAGATTAGACTTTTCAACCTACAAACATCACAACTCTATCTTGGTTTACTTCCTTATTTGGAATCATTTTGCCAAGAGAGGGATTATGAATGGTCTTATGAAGAAGGCCTTGGATTTGAAGATGAGTATTCGGTTTATCATGCCAAGAAATTTGTACAATCATTAAAATTAGAATCAAATGGCAATCCAATTGAAATCAGAGACCATCAATTGGAGGCATACATTCATGCCATGCAAAAACGCAGAACTTTATTATTATCTCCTACCGCTTCTGGTAAATCACTTATCATTTATTTGTTGTTTAGGCAATTACTACAATATCAAAACTTAAAAGGTTTGATTATTGTTCCTACCACATCTCTAGTAGAACAACTCTATTCAGACTTTGCAGATTATTCTGGTGGAAATGATTTTAATGTAGAAGAAAATGTACACCGTATTTACCAAGGTAAAGAAAAGAACACAGACAAAGCTTTAACAATCTCCACTTGGCAGTCCATGTATAAAATGCCAAAGGAATATTTTGACCAATTTGATTATATCATTGGTGATGAGGCTCACTTATTCAAAGCACAATCCCTTACTAGCATTTTAACCTCTTGTACCAATACCAAGTATCGTGTTGGTCTTACAGGTACCTTAGATGGAACCAAAACTCATAAACTGGTATTAGAAGGTTTGTTTGGCCAAGTAAAGAAGGTAATCACCACAAGGGAATTAATAGATAAACAGCAAGTATCCGACTTTGAGATTAAATGTCTAATACTTAAATACGATGATGAAATATGCCAAGCAATGAAAGATAAGACTTATCCTGAGGAAATTCAGTATCTTATTGCCAACGAAAATCGTAATAAATTCATTAAGAATCTTGCAGTTAGCTTAGGTACAAATACACTTGTGTTGTATCAAATGGTTGACAAACATGGACAAATACTGTATGATATGATTAAGAACACCAAGAACATAGGTGATAGAAAAGTTTTCTTTGTACACGGTGGAACAGAAACGGCAGACAGAGAAGATATTAGAAGAATAATGGAGATTGAAAATGATGCGATTGTGGTGGCTTCTTTTGGTACCTTTAGTACCGGTATTAATATTCGTAATCTACACAATATCATTTTTGCTAGTCCTAGTAAAAGTAGAATACGAAATTTGCAAAGCATTGGTAGGGGGTTACGACAATCTGAAGGTAAAGAAATAGCCACTTTATATGATATTGCAGATGACCTTAGATATAAGAAACATATGAACTTTACATTAAAACATTTCATCGAAAGAGTTAAACTATATAATGAGGAGCAGTTCCCATTTAAAATTTATAAAATAGGACTAAAAAATGCAAAATGAAATTAGATTAGTCAGATTAAAAAATGGTGAAGATGTCATTGGTTATGTAACTGACGTAGAAAACGGACAATATAACATAGCAGAACCTATGTCGGTTGGTATTGATATGCCAGCTAATAGACAACCTGGTTTATTAATGAGAAGTTGGTTACCCGTTCAACTTATTAAAACCAATGAAGCCGTAATATCAAATACGGAAATAATGTTTATGATGGAACCAGATGCTGAGTTCTGTGAATATTATGTGCATACTGTGGAAAAGATTAAAGAGATGTTAAGTGCTAAGAAACTTGTGGATAGTCTTAGTGATGATGAAGTAGATGATATGATGCATGAATTTGAGGAGTTCCAATATAATGGAGATACTTTACACTAGGTACTTAATACTTATCTTCATAGGGGGACATAGCGGACTTTACACGTTGTCAAGCCGTTTGTCAACAGCTTTCTGTGGTATACTTGAAAAGAAATGAAATTATGACTGAAACAACTAAGAAAAAACCAAAACAATATGTTAATAATGGAGACTTCCTAAAGGCCTTAGTTGATTATAAGACCGCTAGTAAACTTGCCAAGAAGAATAAAACTGAACCTCCTCCTATTCCTAACTATATTGGAGAGTGTTTTATGAAGATTGCAGAAGGTCTATCACATAAACCTAACTTCATTAACTATACCTACAGAGATGAAATGATGTCGGATGGTATTGAGAACTGCCTCCAATACTTTGATAACTTTGATCCAGCTAAATCCAAGAACCCTTTTGCCTATTTTACACAGATAATCTACTATGCCTTTTTACGGAGAATTTCCAAAGAAAAGAAACAGACTTATGTGAAGTATAAAGCTACTGAACAAATGGGTATTTTGGATGAAATGGAATTAATGGAGTTTGATGATGGTACTTCTCGTCAATTTGAACTGTACGATAACATTGCCGAATTTATTGAAAACTATGAAGTGGCAAAACAAACTAAAAAAGATGCGGTAAACAAGGCCAAAGGTATTGAAAAATTCTTAGGAGAGTGATATAATGTATAAAGTGTGTTATTATCTTTCTAATAGCAGATGTTCTAAATGGTTTAAAACCTTGCGTGAAGCAACTGAGTTTGCCAACAAACAACCTATTGAAAGTGTTATTGAAATTAAACATCATGAAAGTGAACCAACTATTTTTCAAGATTAAGTTGGTGTTAGTAATATTATGAAAATTGCGATTATAACAGACCAACATTTTGGTGCTCGGAATGATTCTACTCATTTCTTAGATTACTTCAAGCGTTTCTATAGTGAAGTGTTTTTCACTACATTGGACGAACATAAGATTGATACTGTTCTTATATTGGGTGATACATTTGACCGGCGTAAGTATGTCAACTTTTATACACTTAAACAATCCAAAGAAATGTTCTTTGATGAATTGGCCAAACGAAACATCCAAGTTTATATGTTGGCAGGTAATCATGATACTTATTTCAAAAATACCAATGAGGTTAATTCGGTAGACCTATTACTCAGAGAGTATACCAATATTCAGGTCATTGATGAACCCACTACAATTGATGTGAAAGATACTGCCATCTGTATGATGCCTTGGATTTGTCCTGAAAATTACAGCGACTCCATCCAAACTATTAAAGAGACCGATGCGGAGATTTGCATGGGTCATTTTGAAATTGCCGGCTTTGCCATGCACCGTGGTATGCCATCTTTAGAAGGATTAAGTCGTGATATTTTTAAGCGTTTTGATATGGTTTTTTCTGGTCATTATCATCACCGTTCCCACTCGGATAATATTTCATATTTGGGCAACCCATACGAACTCACGTTTCAGGACTATAATGATCCAAGAGGCTTTCACCTTTTTGATTTATCTAACCGCCATTTGGAGTTTATTCAAAATCCTAATGTGATGTTCCACAAAATTCTTTATGATGATAAAGAAAATACCATTACTGAAATTACCAGTAAAGATTTAAGCAAGTATACCAATACCTATGTCAAGGTGGTTGTAATCAATAAAACGAACCCCTATCTGTTTGATAAGTTCATGAACAACTTATATAATGTTAACCCAATCGATGTTACCATTGCGGAAGACTTTACTGACTTGACAGAAGGCGTAGAAAATGATATGCTGGATCAAGCAGAAGATACCATCACAATCATTAATAAGTTTGTTGATGGTATTAAAGAAGAACATATTGATAATAAAAAGCTAAAAACTGTATTGAAAGAACTATACGTTGAGGCATTAAACCTAGAGCAGGCATGATTATATTTCAAAAAGTCCGTTGGAAGAATTTTCTTTCAACCGGCAACAATTTTACAGAAATAAATTTACTTAAATCAAATAATACACTTATCATTGGCCACAATGGTGCTGGTAAATCCACTATTTTGGATGCTTTGTGTTTTGGTTTATTTGGTAAACCGTTTCGTAAAATTAATAAACCACAACTCGTAAACTCTATTAACAACCAAGCTGCTGTTGTGGAGGTTGAACTTTCTATTGGCCAGAAACAATATAGAATTGTTCGTGGTATTAAACCCAATCTATTTGAAATCTATTGCAATGATATTTTGGTTAACCAAGATGCCAAGGTATTGGATTATCAGGAACACTTAGAAAAGTTTATTCTCAAATTAAATTATAAATCCTTTACTCAAGTGGTTATTTTAGGTTCGGCTTCGTTTGTTCCATTTATGCAGTTATCTCCTGCTGACCGCCGTGCTATTATTGAGGACTTATTAGACATTCAAATTTTCTCCTCAATGAATGGCATTGTCAAAGAGAAAATGTCTATGATTAAAGACACTACTACAAAAAATAAACAGGAAATGGATTTGACTTCCGAAAGAATCAAATTTCAAAAGCAAAGTATTGAAGAACATAAAAATCGTAATGATGAAGAAATTGACAAAAAACGCAAAGAGATTGCGGATTCTGTGGATCAAATCTTTACATTGGAAAGAGATATTGAATTAATTCAGAAACACATCAATGTATTACAGAGTAAAATTTCTGACCAAATGTTTGTGCAAAAAAAGAGTTCCAAACTATTACAATTGGAATCCAAACTAGAATCTAAAATTAAGAAGATTGATAAAGAGGTATCATTTTATGAAGAACACTCAGACTGTCCAACCTGCAAGCAAGGAATCGGAGAATCTTTTAGAGTGGGCCAAGTATCTTCACTCACTGCCACCAGAACAGAGGTCTCTACAGCCTTATCAGATATCGCTACTCAAATTTCTACAACAAACCAACGAATCGAGCAAATTCAAAATGGTTTACAACACATCACGGCTCATAACAATGAGGTCGTCAAGCATAATTCAACAATATCTGCTATTAACAAATTCGTTGGAAAACTCCAAAAAGAAGTAGAAGAACTTGCCAACCACAAAGATACAATTGAAGATGAAAATGCCAAGTTAAAAGAATTGCGTGAAGAACTAACTCTATTGATTAAAAAACAAGAAGAATTAGCCACAGAGAAACAGTATTATGAGTTTGCTGGTAATCTTTTAAAAGATACTGGTATTAAAACAAAGATTATCCGTCAATACTTACCTATCATGAATAAGTTAATTAACAAGTATTTGACTGCCATGGATTTCTTTGTAAACTTTAATATCAATGAATCGTTTGAGGAAACAATTAAATCTAGGCACCGTGATGAATTTAGTTATGCCAATTTTTCAGAAGGTGAAAAACAAAAAATAGATATTTCTTTATTATTAACTTGGCGCCAAATTGCGAAATTAAAAAACTCCACAAATACCAATTTATTAATTTTAGATGAGGTATTTGATAGTAGTTTGGATACAGCTTCTGTTGAATTATTGATGGGATTATTAAAAGATTTATCTTCCGACACCAATGTTTTTGTTATAAGTCACAAAGGAGATCAACTTTTTGATAAATTTCGTTCGGTAATTAAATTTATTAAGAAAAATAACTTTTCCGTCATAGAAACTTAGAATTTACTAAATAAATAGTAGAGATAACTCAATGACGAAACTAAATGAAAACATATAAAATTTATGAAATAATAAACGCAATCAATGGACATAATTACATAGGTTATACGAAATTGAGTTTGGAAAAAAGATTTAAATTACACATCAATTCAAAAACAAAAAGTATGCCTATTGTAGACGCTATTAGAAAATATGGTTACAATAATTTTAAAATAAAATTATTGGGTGATTTCGATACGAAAGATGAAGCTACAAATCATGAAATATTATTAATAGAGGAAAGAAAACCCTATTATAATATACATTCTGGAGGAACTGGTGGATCATTTTATGGACCAATGAATGGAATGTTCGGTAAAAAACATACCAATGAATGGTTAAAAAATAAAAGTAAAAGTATGCTTGGTGAAAATAATCCAATGTGGAAAAAAACTCATACGGATGATGTTAAAAAAGTTTTAAGTCAATTAAAAATGGGAAATACACCTTGGAACAAAGGTAAAACTGGTGTATATTCTAAAG